GTAAACGGATCCGAAACCTCTGGGTGCCTCGCGGCTTTTCCCTGGTTTCGCCTGGCATGCTTCGGGAGTCCAGCTCCTTCTGCTCTGCCGCCGCCGCCACACTCGGTAACTCCGCCAGCGGTTCGAGTGTTAAACGGTGTTTTGTCTGCTCCCGTGTAGAGGCAGACACCAAGAGGACCATCCAGAACGGAATGAGGCTTGTTCGGGTCAGATACGGCTTGCCGTATTCTGAGTTGCCGGACCTTCATCCCGACTCACTGGGTCGGTACCTCTCTTTTTTACTCCTTCAGGGGCAGGAGAGGGCCTCTGTCGTATTTCCTCGTCGTCAGTGCAAGTCTGACGCCGAGGGCCTCTGTGACCTCCAGAGGCTGAGGAGACACGAGCGATGGGAACTTGCCCAGTCCATCGCGTCAATCAAACGCAACTTGCCAACGAGTTGCGGTCTCCACTCTCCATCCGCGCAGTCGACGTGGGAATCGACTGCGTTCTCCACCCCACCACCCACTGATCCTCGGTATGTAGCCTTCGCCCGGAAGGTGATGACCGAGCTCTTCCCCCCTGGCTGGGATCGCGGTTATCGCGGGTCAGTCAGGGCGCACGTTCCCCAGGCCTCGAAGAGGATGGGGGGCGGCCGTGCGGACCTGCTTTGGTCCGGGAGGGAAGAGGAGTTCGATAGGTCGTGCCTGGAGGAGTCGGCTCTGCCGACGATCCTAGGCGCGTCCTATGCAGAAGTGCCCTCAGCGGGCAAGGTTCGCCCCCTTCTCATCTTCGATGAGAACGTTGACCTCCTTGCTCCGCTGCACAAGTGCGTGTACTCGCACTTGTCGAAGTTTCCCTGGCTTCTGCGGGGTCCCCCGACCCCCGAACGGATCAGATCTGTCTGCATCGAGCAGTTCCAGACATCAGTTGACCTGGTGTCCGCTACTGACGGGCTCAGCCACGCTGTGGCCCGGTGCATGCTCGATGCGATGTTCTTCCAAAGTGTGAGCGTTCCACGCTCCATCAGGCGGCTCGCGCACGCAAGCCTGACGCCTGTTGTCTTTGGTAAGGACGGTGAGATACGAGGGAGGGTATCTCACGGACAGATGATGGGTGCCTACCTCTCATTTCCCCTTCTCTGCCTACAGAGTTATGTGGCCGCGCGGTGGGCTGCACGTGACTCTGGTAGGGCCCGTTTTCTCGTAAATGGAGACGATTGCGTCGTGTCCAGCGAGCGTCCCTTGGGGCAGTACCCTGATGGGTTCTGCCTCAATGACAAGAAAACGATTCGGGCAAAGAATGTCGTCGAGGTCAACTCGACTACATTCCTACTGAGGTCGGGCAAGTGGCGGGAGATCCGTCACTTGAGGAGAGGCGGGTTCTGTTCCGATTGGCATGGCTTGCACCATGCCGTTTCGGCCATCTCATTTTCACGGCGTTGGACTGCCGCGTTTGTGAGATGCCGTTTCGGACAGAAGTGGGGATTCCTACCTTCCCAGATCGGACTTCGGTCCGATTCGTACCCTGCCTTTCAGAGGCAGCGTACGATGCTTCGTCGTCGGGTGCACACCGACCTCCCGTCCCCACCTTGGTGGGGAGACGAAACACTGAGGCCCATGGCTAAGGGAGAGCCGTGGGACGACCGAGCCAGGTCAGCATTGAGGTCACACTTGATGCTGAACGGTCGTAAGGTAGGAAAGAGATGCGGCGAGCGCTGGTCACCGGGACCGATTGGCGCCGTCCGCAGGACGTACCGGTACCGTGAGCGTCCGGCCCCTGACTTTCGAGTCAAGGATCGGCGGTGGTTACCTCGTGTGACCGAGGGAGCTTTCGGTACCTGTCTCTCGTTCCGGCCGGGAGACAGGCGGGCTTGGTGCGGCCCGTCGCGTAATTCGAAGATCGAGGGTTTCGTCCCCCTCGATTTCGAGAGCACTAGTGAATTAGAGGGGCGCCTGGCCGCTGAGAGGTTCGCGCGTCTGTGGGTGGAAGAGCCTGCTCTTCCTCTCGCTGGCGGCGCGTGAGCCCAGTGGGTCTGTGTGGTCCTAGGCCCTGAGGATCGTGTTTCGACGCGTTGTCGAGGGGTGGTTAGGTACTTCTCCAAACCCGTGCCGTCCAGGCTGTGCACAGCTCTCCGGGAGTTGCAGCAGGTTCGGGGAGTCGTCGCGAGACGGCGAGGCCTTCGCGGTCGCCGTGTGTTAGTCCACACGTTGGCGAGGCGGCAATGAGACCCGCAGTTCCGGCGACGGAACTGTGGGGCTCACCAAATCGCAGTTAAGCACCTAGAACTGGTAAAGAGAAGGTTTGCCGGGAGGAGTCCCGTACTCTGAAAGGCATTCAACCCGGC